TGAATAGCCCATTCAACCCATGCCTTGGTATCTCCCCTAATCTGTAATGTTGTTACACGCGATTGCAGGGCCGTTCCTAGAGAACTAGCTATAGCATTATCAGTTTCTTTATTGCCAGCAATAATCATAGCTACATTTTCATGTAGATTTAATCCACCTACTTGTCTATCTAGAATTAATCGATAACAAGCTGCCTGTACTGCTCTAGGGGCTGATGTAAACTCATCGAGTAGTATGAGCCACCCCTTCTTATTTGGTGGCGGTGTATCGCCTTCTATTGGAAATACATCTAATGGTTTAGTTGTTGCTTTTGGATTATCAGGATTAAGTGTGATATATCCATCAATTAGGGTAGGGTCGTAGCCTGCTAATCTAACATCAATAAGTTCTAGATTAAAATCATTTGCTACTTGCTGAGCCAAACTACTTTTACCTATACCAGGTGAAGAAAGTAAGTTAGGTACTAGTTTGGCTTTAAGTAATTGCTTAACAAGTTGTTTTGCCTGTTTGATAGTTATTTCCAAGTTATTTCTCCTAATTTATCTATAATTTCATCTCTAATGATTCCATTGGATATGCCACTTTTTATTGTTTGATGGCATAATGATACCCGTCTAAATTTTAATTCTCCTGTTCCATTATTAAATGAGTAATGAACAGTAAATGGACATTCGTATAAACGTCCTTTATCTCCTAAAGTTCTACATCTGTATACATTATTAAATTTAATTAATACGCCTCTAGGATTACTAGTACCTGCAGCATATATTTTCCAATTATCAGGGTATACAATATTACCAATGTTCTCCGTCAACATCTGTGTCACTTGACTCCACGGGTTCATCTAATATTCTCCTAAATTCGTTATAATTTATTAAATCGTTATGGCATTTAGCTACAGTGTGGTAATGCACTACAATTGCTTTTTGTATTAAGTGTAGTTGTACTATCAGACCACTACCAAATACTACTAATAAAGTCTCTAGTAACATACTATCTCCTTAGATATCACCTGTTGTTATTCTATCCACAACAATGTCCCGAAGGGACTCAATATGAGAAACTATTCCTTCATCTGTATATTCAGTAATAAAGTTAAATATTTTATTAGCTAATTCTACTTCTTCTTCTGTTTTATTTACTTCTGGGTTAACTACTTCGTAATGAATATGAAAGTCTTCTTGACTACAAGCACCCCAACTACCATCCGGTAAATTCAATATTACATCTGAGACACTAGTATGAAGGAACCCTTCATCACCTTTGATTACAATTCCTGTATTGTTTTCATTGTATACCCATAGCTTACCTATAGGAGTCATGAAATTAATAAAGTCAATTACTTCTATAGAATCGTGTTCAGGCACCACACAGCACTCTAAAACCTCAGCTACTGCTTTATTTTTATCTTTATAAAACATTGTTTTTACTCTCTTCTATTAAAGTTTCTAAATTTTCTATGAGTTCTCTTGCAGGTAATGATTCCCAACTATCACGAGGATAACTTAATCTACAATTTTCTATTTCTTCTTCTAAAACATCACAAGAAATACTAGTTTCCCAATCTGCTATTTGACTTTGCATTTCATAGACACCATCAATAATATCTTGAATACTATTATTGTTTGATTTAATACCTAATACTGTACTTACTACTTGAGCTAATTCATTAGCTTTACTTATTTTATTATGTAACACGGAAATTGATTTTTCTCTTATTACTATAGAATCATTAATTAATGAAGCAATAACTATAGCAAATGCCCCTACGCCACCTATTATTAGGATGAGATTAATTATTTCCATTATTATTTTTCTCCTGTGAATATCCTACGGGTTTTTGGTTAACATCTAAGAACCAATCCATATCTGTATGGCAATCCAAACAACATTTCTTATTCATGGTTCTTAATAATATTAATCTATCATTACCACAGTTTGGGCAGTATTTGGTTGTTGTTTTGTCCCCACTCATACGTCAAACCCCATAGCTTTACAATAATTTATTATGTCATGGTAATCTCTTAGACTACCTGAGCCATGCATACGGATAACTTGAGTTACATTCCTATTACGTATATCTTCTAATGAAGACACGTTAAAAAACTTATGCTCATCTTCACGGTTCAATACAAATTTTTTAAAGTATCTGTAACTTTTTAGACTACTGATTACTGCAATCATGTTTTATTCCCCCCTGAGTTCATATCTATTTAGACTCCTTATGGTTGGACTTGTCAGTAAACACCCTACCAGTCTCAGAACAAACAGTCCGATAGTTAAAATCATCTCCGCCCAAGCTACCCCAAGCGGAGAACTCACAATAGAACTCTTGACACAAGGACCACTCTTTACCATTAAAGTATTCTAGTCGAATCATTTGTTGTTTATTCCTTATGGTTGGTTAAATGTGCATTTTTCAATTAGTCTTTTATATAAATGGTCACTTAGCCATTTATAATTAAGCCCGTTTTTATTATGCTTCTCTAGGTGAGAAAACGCCTTTTCTAGCTTTGGGTGGTTAAAGGTTTTTAAATAATCATACCAATCTTCCCTTGATACATACGCGAATCTAGGCGTTATATGTAGGCCAAATAAGAAGCAATCTTTAATTTCGTACTCGCTTAGTATACCTATCATATTATTCCTTATGGCTGGTTAATAGCTTTTCAAAATCGTCTAGGCATGCGCAATATCCGCTATCCCAAGTTTGACAATCTTCATTATCTGCCGCGCAAGGGAACGGGCATTCCGATTCACGTGGCTTACTAAAGATGGCCTCAATCTCACTCTTAGCCACCGACTCGGCTAGCTGGCTTTCTAACTGCAATACCTTCTTAAGTGCCATACTTTCAAATAATTCTGTCTGTGCTACCTGATTTTTTAGCTCTTGTATTTCGGTTTTTTGTCTAGCATAGCCCTCACTTACAACTTGAGCTGAACCTATTCTATCTTTTAATTCCCTTTCTAACTTTCGTATTCTGTCTGCGTTCGGGTCAGCTAATGTGTGTAATTTATTAACCCAATCAAGAACTCTTTCATCATCTATTTCGCCATTTATACAATCGTATAAAATATCAGCCTCATTCATACTCACCTAACTACCTCCTTTATTGGTTAACAGTTCTAACTCTAATTCTTTGATTTTTTCTTTGATTTCATTTATTTTACGGTTTCCATCAGGCCCCCTATAGCCACCATACTCCGGCTTTAAAGCGTACCATCCCATAACTTTATGCAATTCATTAATTTCATTTAAAATACGGCTATCACCCACCTAATTATCTCCTTTGGTTAATAGTTCTCTAATTAATGCCGCTGACCGACTAACCGCTAGAGATTTGGCTTCTTGGTTTATTTCTTGATACCCAAAACCCCAAAGGTCTAAAACTCTAAGCACGGACTCAACTTTATTCTTAGACACTTTTATTCTTAGGCACTGATTCGACTAGCTGTTTTTCGAGTTTTTTATATTCGTCAAACAGTAGGTTATAATTTTTAACTAAAGTGATTTTATCCTTTTCTAGTTCTTGGATTCTCTCTCGATAAGAGCGCACCATGTTTGGACCTACTCTCAATCCATCTACATCTAAATAATCACTCATATCTATTTAGACTCCTTTACAATATCTGATACCACTTCATTAAATTTCTTTTCCAACTCTAAAGCTGAACAAGTACCAATCACCTGTCCACAAACTTTAAGTGTGCCTTTTCCTAAATGAATTACGGGTGGTTGACCTTGACTATGAGTGTGGTTTTCACCTTCTTCAACCTCATTTAAATAACTCATCTATTCCCCATCCCAATATCTGATAGCGTTACACCATGAGGCATCATTACAATACTCACGATTCATTTTCCTTAACTAAGTAGCTGCTGATTTTATCGATTGAATCCAGAAGTGCCTCTCTACACTTTTCATGATTCTTTTCTCTGATAGTTCCAATTAACGGATAGTGAGTATCTTGTTTATATTCAAACTCAGCACCGTTAGCCATCTTTATATGCATGTAGAATAATTTTTCCATGGTATTCTCCTGTTAAATAATATAGGTTGGTGAGACTGTCCTTAGACTCTTGGCGGTGACAGCCAATTCTAAGTTTTCTCTTCCGGGTACTTACGATAAACGCAACAATCTCACCACCTGTACTATCTAAATAATATATGAAGTGGAGCTAAAAGAGCCGACTTAACTCTAAACCAGCAAACAATCAACTAAAGTAGCCTAACTTTAAGACTCCGCGTCACTGGCAACTCCACCACATATGTTATCTACCCAAAAAACCCCAATGAAGGGGCATAAGGTCGGTTGTCAATCGATAAGGGCGTTACCCCTGCGTTACATAATGATTACCTCTCTACTTGGTAGCGTTAGTATTAGAGTCAAAATTCAAAATAAGCCACCCGAAGGTGGCCTACTAATTAGCATATTAAATATTCTGAATTAAATATATATGTACTTAAATCTTTACTACGTTTTACATATATACCATTTCCTCCTGTAATTTCATTTAGGATATCTTCTAGTAAATTGCTATCAGCAATCTCTATTAGAATATTTCTAAACAACATTCTTACATCATTTATATGATTAGGACTAGCCCAGAAGGAATCAAATATACAATACAAATCGAAACCTAATTCCTTGGCTCCAAGTATCATACGTCTGACAATGTAAGCATCAACAGACTGTACAATATTAGCTGGTAAAGATAATCCAAAATCATCTGGCTTATTAACCAGAGTACGATATGTGAATGTAGACTTACCAAGCTCTTGCACTTCAACTTTTTTATCTTCATAACTCATTACTTTGCACTCTGCTCTTTGACCGTCAGGTAGAGTCCATGAGTGGCTGTAAGCATCAGAGTTCCAGCATCCTTGAGTTGCTTGTAAATATTCCATTGCTCCGGGAAAGTATTCATTCAAGGTATCGTAATAAGCTTTCAGTTCAGGAGTATCCTCCCCAAATAATTCTTTTGGCTTAGCGGTAGAATTATAGAATGTAGTCATCATAGGAGTTTTAACTTCTTTACGGGTTACAGATGTACCATACTTCTTATTCATTGTATTAGCTGTAAATCTATAGGCATCTTCTCTACGTCCCGTATCAACTAAATTGACACGTTCAGCAGTTTTCTTACACCCAGTTAGCGCAGCAATGATTTGTAATCCTGAAGCGGTACAGTCCAATCCCATAGTGTAACCAGTAGGAATCTTATTTAACGCTTTCTCTATGTGATTACGAGTCTTAACAAATAGATATGGTTCTGGTATTGTTTCACCTTCTGTTGCTCCATTTTCAAAAAGTTTCTTTCCCCAGCTAATTCTTTTATTCCAAGTTAAGTCATCTTTACCTGCAGCATTAGCTAAGGCTATGTACATATACTCTAAACCATTAAATAATTGCATATTAAACTCCTGTTATTATTTCTTCTGTATTTAAATTAAGTAAACTCTTACGGTATTCATCAGATTGATAATTGATGTGATAACCTTGTGAGTACATACGACCACGTGAGTCATACTTATGTGTAAAGTAAAACTTGTTATTATCCTCACATAATAACTGAATAACTTCATTAGTTTGCATACTACGCTTTTCAGCATTTCTATATGCTTCTGGGTCTAAATCATTATCAAGTAATTCATAGTAAGAAAGTATTCCATTATCTAAACTGAAAGCAATACTATTAGCTGCATTGATAGCATCAAAGTTAACATTAGTTAATGTCTTGTTATATTCTTTGAGTATCAATCCACCATTAATAGTTAAGTAACCATTTTGAAAAGTATTAGTAACTTTTCTTGGTTTACATATCATTGGAGGTACGTAGTGCATTCCATTAATCTTATCGATTACTTCTTGACTAGGTAACACTCGAGACTTAATCATTAACGTACCTGTTTCACTATTCTGAGAGCTATAAATGTCATAGACATCAGTTTCACACAATACAGCAATAACCTCACTAGCAGTCCGTACAGAGTCCATGAAGTCATCCATACCAATCTTATGTGCTACTTTGGTTACTACTCCTTGATATGATTGTTGCTTATCAGTAGTCATTACAGTCATAAATACAAACTCTACTAATTCTTTTGAATTAACTTTAGATGCTAAGTAATACATCCTAGTTTGCTTAGAGTCCCAGTACATTTCTCTAACCATGTTATGTAATAGTTCTACCCCTTTAGTAACTTTACTCTCTAAATTATGCATCTCCCTTTTAAGCAGAACCATGATATTACTAGTAGAATATTTATCTTCGATAGTGCATTGCTTTAACTTTAATATATCTGTCATGTTATTCTCCAATTAATTTGTGGACCATCTACATATTTTTATCCCAAATATGAAAACTATTTTGTAAGTACTTACTGCGTAGGCAGCCCGTCTTTGATACTCTTGTATAGCTAATGGTGTAAGTAAAAACTCACTTGCAATTAAATGCTTAAACATTACTTTCTTCCTTTTCTATGTTGTTTGGCTCGTTTAACACAATAAATACATTTCTGTACCGATGACCTTACTAATTTAACTGTAGTCATTTCACTTGGATATCTAAGAAATCTACAGTACTGACAGTAAGAGGTTTTTAACTCAACTTCTGAATCTTTCTCTGAGCACATAATAATTTCCTATCTAGTATATCTATTACCATTATTGGCAATACAATAAAGCTCACCTTGAATATACTCATACTCTCCCGTAAAGAAGGTATGTCTATATCTCCTATCGAATTCATTGTTCTTGGTTAAGCAGTCATTCTTAGTCTCTAGGTCTTTATTAGATGCTGCTATCCATAAACAAGTAATCCCTAACATCAATATCAAGAATGCATTGAACATAGTTACTCTCCCATTTCAACCCACTTCTGCCAGTTAGGGTTAGTGAACGATAACTTAGGATAGCCCGTTATTAAATACTTTAAATGTGACTTTCGTCTACTTTTCATAGCACTATCATGAAAGGATTGCAAAGTTACAAATAATATACAATTTGTTTTTAAAGTGTTAGGTATGTATTCAGTAAGGTTACCCCAAGTACTCAACAAGGCACTTACGCCTCCCATGAATTCCATAAGTAATTTGTTATCTTCATCTAGTAACCAACCAACAGCACAATGCTGTCCTATACCATTTCCATAAACACATCCAGTACCTTTACCTTGTATACAACGCTCACCTTGTTTAACTAAGTTATCAATTACATAATCTAAGTTCTCTTGTAATGACCTAGCATCTACATCTTCTTTTTTCATAATTATTCTCCAAGAAAGTAAGACCCACTTATATAATATCAAGTAGGTCTCTTAGTTAATTAAAGTTTTAAATCTTCAGGTAATTGCTCAGGTGCATATGGTTTGATGGTGGCGGTAAATTTGAATACTTTATCTGGGTCAGTCTTTGCAGCTTCCACTAGAGCATTCTGAATTTCTTTCTGGACATATAAAGGAAGACCTTTAACGCCAATACGATGTTCTTTACCATTTGCATCAACAACAGATAGGTTGTTTAAGTAACCGATTGGTTGATTGTTATTATTTCTTGATTGTGCTTGATTATAAAAAGCCATTGTAAATCTCCTAATATATTAAATTTTAAAGGGACTATTCCCTTACTAAAGCCGAAGGCTAACCAACCCTCAGCACACGCCGCTACTCTTGATACAGTACACGGTTAACAATAATCGCTTTATGGGCATCAGACATATGGTGAGTAATACCATAAGAGACATAGTTACCCATGTCCAACCAACCACCATCTACCCACTCATATACAATAGATTCTTTATCTACAAATTTAAATTTTGGCATCAAAATTACTCTCCTTTAGTTTGTTCTATTAACCAATTCAAACAACGAATCCTACACTTACCATACTCATTAGATGTATCCCATAAAGGCATAAATCTATAAGCCTGAGCAGCGCACATATCTTCCCTATAACTAGGAATAGGAAATGTAGGCCAATCACTATACTCAGGCCACCTCATAAATAATACATCTAGTCTGCCCATTATAGTATTAACTTCACTAGTTTTATTAGATTTGATTAGTTCCATTTCTACATAACAACAGATACCAGTACAATCCGATAATTTATCGGCATCTAGCATTTCTTTAATATGTACAAGTACAGTATTTAATTTTTTATCTATATTCACTTTTAATCTCCTATTTGTTTCCTTATTTTAAATTCATTAACTTTCTGTAAGATATGTTTCAATTCACTGACAGTTAAACTAACAGAGTAGTAACAAGCATCAATTAAATCAATATCAACTAAATCTTCCCCAATAAAATATTCTATGTTTTCTATTTTACTGTTAGACCATCCATCTTTAGACCATCCATCTTCAGGAGGTGGTATTATCACTCCTATTTCACCCATAATTCACACTCCAAGGAATTCAGCCATTATTACACTACCTGCTGGAAACAGGTCAGTAGTACCAATAAGCTCAACACCTACATCTTCTGGTTTACACCATGTATATAATGGACCAATGTAACCGGCATTAACGTCACTAAGCCACCAGTCTTCTCCTGTACCCTCATCAGGATGAATTAACTTAGCTTCATCCTCATTAGCTGCAACAACTATAGCGTTCTCATAAGAGTCTATGTGGGTAGTAGTCATTTTTGTTATTAAATACAAATACATATTAATCTCCTATTTATGCTCTTAGGCTAATCTCACCGTAAATCTCTACCACTATGACTATTAACTAATCGGTTGTACTCTTTAATTAAATTCATCTTAGCGTCACCATGACTCAGGGTACTACTAGCAATAACACTGAACCGCTCTGTCTCAAACATAGCAGTCCAAGTATTCGTAACATTACATTTAGTAACTAGAATTTTATTCATTGTTTAGTTAATTCCTTACAATATTCTTTAGTGATACCACGGTCATCATAATCAGGCCAACCAGCCTCACCATCAGTCTTATGATACATACACACCATTTGCTCATACTGACTAGAGAAAGCCTCAGCCTCCTCCTTACCAGTACTCACAGACAGTACACAAACTATTAATGTCATAAACAACATACCTAACATAAATTCTTTAAGGTTACTCATCATGCTCTCCTAATGTTCTAATTAATTTGGCTTCACGTCTAATATCCCTATCTAATGCTAAATCAATAGATATCCATAAATATAAAGCACCAAGTATAGTAGCCATTACTACTCCAAATACCCATAGATATATCATTGGATATCTCCTATATAATCATCTACTTCTTGTAGTGAATAATTAAAATTCTGCTGTCCATTTTCATAAAAATTGAGCATATCCCTAGCACAATCATCTTGTATTACTTTCTTACTTACACCTAATTTATTTTTAGGTGATTTCACTACACAATGCTTTAAGCTAGGATGCAACCAATTCTTGAACCATAGGAAAACTACATCTTCATCTTCCATATGTAATAAAACTTCCCTATTAGGTACTTGTCTATTACGTAAGTCTTCAAGCTTAGTTTTCAAACTCTCTTTTGTTATATTAGAGAATTCAATTTTATTAAATATAGTATGAGTACTTAGTTCCTTCTTAATATCATCTATACTTAAATATATACCTAACATTCTAATCATTGGATATCTTCCTTGTTGTCAAATATATGTATAACTACAGTTAACACCATAGTTCCAATTACTCCAGCTACACCTATTAACAATAGACTAGCTTGTGCATTACTTAATAAATCCATAATCATTCTCCATTAATTAATTAAATGTAACTACCTCACACTAAGCAGCCGAAGCGCTGCCTAATGCGCTTATCTAGTTATACTGGTTCATACATTACAACTTCATAGTCTTCACCTAGTACAGCTAATTCACCATGTACTTCAGCATCATAATCAATACCTTCACAACCTGAATTATTACCTATACTAAACCATTTACGCTTCTTTGGCTTAATACCGTGAGTACCATTAGTAATACATTCTAAGTACTTCTTAGCATTTTTAAGCTTAGTAAAGGTTCTATGGTTATTGTAGTCATTAGGAATGATATTAGCGTCTGATAAGCTAATTGTATCCATATACTCAAAACTATCATGAGTGTTAATTACGTCACAGAACCAATTACCATCAAGTAAGTATGGCTTACCAGTCACTACCATAGTCCATATATGGCCATTATTACTCTCAGGGAATGCATAGACCTTATACAACTGTCTACCATGCTTACAGAGCTTCTTAGCTCGTTTATTTAAAGTTTCCATGATTACTCTCCTTACGTTTATGGAGGACATTCCTAGTAGAATGCCATCCTCTATCATAGTGAATGTAATACTGACGTATCCAAGTTTTACATTGGATAGTGTCAGCATAATTCCTACGGTTCATAGCATCAGACATACCATAGACAAATGCTAACCTAGCATTCATCTCATGGCTCTGATACGTGAATGGTTAATGTTAATTACTAATGCTTCTTCATGCTGAACATCAATAATCTCTTTACGCATACTTAATGGCAACGTATACCAATGGTCTTTAACAAACATAATTACTTACTCCTATTTTTAGGTATAACTACATACGCACCACAAGGTAACGTATGAGGATATACAGGCCAGTCTAAATACCGACATCTTGATTGAGTAGTACTTACAGATAAATACCTACAAGTACTACATGATTTAGGCATAATTACTTACCTGTTCTTGGATTAATGAAGTACACAGTACCTCTTGGACCTACGTAATAAGACATAGTTATTCTCCTAAGTTAAAGTTATAGTTATAAAATTAAAATAGCCTAGTAAATTAAAATAATAGACTATAAGTTTTAATACCTATTTATAGCCGAAGGCTACTGTAGATGAGAGAGGAAAGTACAAGTTAAAATACTTACTTAAAATAAACTAACTTATTAATATATAAGAAGATAATAGATAGGAAGTTATATTTAAGAGTACTACTATATTTTATAAAGATATAAAAATGGATATTCTTATAGTTAAGTTATAAATAAAAGAGGGTAAAAGTGAGTAGTATCATAGACCGTATATGCAGTACAAACAGTCAAATAAATATGCATTTAAATCTCCTATGCACTATCTAGCTGATTATATTTAGCCTACCCATATACATTGCCATACCCTATATAGAGATAATCGCTTAGACGAGCTTACAGAGCGTTTTAGTTAATTGGATTAGAGAATATATCTTTCCTAGTACCTATCTATCTTGTTGTGTGATATTAAGTGTGATTTTAAAAGAGCTTAAGGCTACTTAGTAGCCTCAAGGTATAGGATGATTTGTTTAGTTTCTTTAGTCATAATTGTGTTGGTTATTACTTCTGCATTGATGATGATGTAGTAGGAGTTGAATATTTGTTTTAGTTTAGTGAGCATGAGTAGTTCCTTATTAGAGTGAAAGGTTAACCCTCCGAAGAGGGTATAGTTATTAGAGTTCTACGTCTTTAAGTTTGGTTTGAGTACCTGTTTGTTTAGATGCAATGTCTGCTTCTAATTGACGAATAGCTTCTGCTGATTCTAGTTGTTGTTCTTTGAGAGCTGTGCCTGTGACTGTGTTAGCCATAGATGCTACATCATCTACTGATTGGATTACTTTGTTTACTGATTGAGTTAGTAAGATAACTGATTTGAATACAGAGCGTACTGCTTGCATGAATGTAACTTTTTGTTGATGTTCCATAATAATTCTCCGGTTGAATTAAGTAAAGTAATACAACACAACCCTCCTAAGAGGATTTGTGAGGTGTCTTGGCGTCTACATATGCGACAAGTATATGCAGAGGTGGTAAATCCATGTTGTTGATACCTTGTTAACGTCGAAGACGTGGGTAGGTAGTTGTGAGTGAGGAATGTTTTGATACCGGGGGGGATGTCAAGTAAATTGAATCCCATATATACAGTACTACATCTGTCAGCAGATTAACTAAATTTAGCATAGCGCGAATATTTATAATTTATAAATTTGCTTTATATAATATTTTAGTTAATTTTAAAAATAGCCTGTTACAGGTGTACTATCTTATTCTTTCCTCCTCTCCTACCTATTGAGATGAACTTACAAGAACTAATTTATTAAGGGTATTGAGTCTATAAGTATGATTGAGCGACAGCGCAGCGGTGAGCGATTGAAATACGGCATAGACGAAATAACCGTATAAATTAATGAATGTAAGTTTATCGAGATAATTAAATATTTATTATAAATACATTTAATAATATCAAACATCCAAGCGAGGACATGCAGGCGGTGCATGCCCGCAGCTTAATTAGATTTGTTTATTGGTTTAAAAAGATTCATCGGAAGGAGTCCAGAACCATAAGGGTTTTGGTTGACGGAGACTATTAATGTCGGAGGCAAATGTATATGTATATGTAGCTGAAATTCAGCCCTTTAAATACGTGGCCTAGAGTCAAGGTGTAATTACAATAATGTAATATAGAACCTTACAAAATGTAATATCGAGCCAAGATAAGTGTAGTTACTTTTGGATTATTTTGGTTTATTTTTAGATATTGCTTGTGTTCAGTTACAATTCTGTTAGTATCTATTTCGTTGGTAAGTAACTACGGAAATGTAAATATGTATGTAAATAAAAAACAAGCTATGAATATAGCAGTTAGAGTAAATAGGGATGAGAAGATTGATTACTTCGCTATTACTAATAGGATTTATGAAGATAGTCGATTAACCCCAGAAGCTAGGAATGTATGGATACAGTTAATTCGTCCTAAGAATAATTTGTATAAAGCTGATGAGGCTCAGATTAGAATAGATGCTTGTGTTGGTATGCATAAGTATATTGCAGCTAAGCAGATTTTAGTAGCAGCAGGTTATATATTCAGAACCCATAAGAACTCTACTGAGATGTATGTTGGTATTCCTGGTTTAGATGGGTTTGACCCTATAGAGATGTATAAAGCTGACCACCCAGGATATAAAGATGAGGAACAAGGTTAATGCAGCAATTAGAAATAGATGTAAATGAAGAACAAGAACCTACTACTTCTGGTACGATTAAGGATTTATTGAATTCCACTAAAGCTACTACGGTAATTGTAGATAAAGTACAGCTTAGGTTATTACACATGGAAGTATTAAGTTTAGAGGCATCTGCCGGCTTATGGCATGACTATGTGAATTCATTGGCTCAAGAGGAGAAGACTGGTGAATAAAATTTCTGTAGATATTCCAGAGAAGAATACTTATCAATCCAATAAATATATGAGAGAGGTATTGCCCGGTGTATGGATAGATGTTTATGACTTAATTGATGGCTTCAATGTAACAGATGGTGGATACCAGCATGCATTGAAGAAGATTGTAGCAGTAGGTCAACGTGGACATAAAGATGAAGCAGAAGACAGAAAGGATATTTACGATAGTGTGGTACGTTCAAATGAACGATTTGATTTAATGAGAAAAAAATGCAGTATTGTATTTCGTAATGCTAAACAAGAAATTTGGGGGCTAACCCGTTATGCCTTAAAAGAGAAACTCTATAACGAGGAAAAGTAATGAAAATTACTAAGGGTGCATCATACATATTTAGACACAAAAAGGACTCCTTATATAAAGTGCCTATACATGTAAAATGGAAATTAGTAAATTATGGATTAAACGTGAATAGTGATTACGCTGACATATACCTGTATGCACTTAAAACTACCCACCAAGGGCAACAATATGGTTTATTCGAGGAATTTAAAACTGAAGAAGAATTGAAAGATAGTTTTACTAAATATTTTAAACTTGTAGAGGAAAGAAAATAGTATGGGCATAACATTAGAGACATTTAAAGCATTATTAGAAGAATACCCGGTAAACAATATATTTTCATATACTGAGAAGGGGTGTTATTACGCAACAATGGAAGACCCTTTTGCTGAAGATGAGCATACACTCGAGGAAGGATACAGGGAAGTAATAGAAAACAAGTTCTTCCTGAAACTTAGGAGAAAGGGTTTAATTGTGAGTAAGAAACAACATAAAGAAAATACAATAAGTAGTAAAGTACACCGATAACCACTAAAAAGAGAGAAAATGTAAAAATGACTAAAAGTAAAGTAAAAGCAGAGAAAGCAAAAGTTGAGACTGTAGTTGAAGTAATGCAGGAAGCAGTAGTTGAAGTAGAGACTAAGACATTAAATAATACTGATGTTAATGGAGCTGCTGAGCAGGTAAGTGACCTTGAAGTATTTGGTAATGGTGATATGTTCTTCTTGGTTTCAAAGGCATCGTCTAAGAATGAGCAGTGGATGAAGTCAACTAAGGTATGCAATTTACCTACTGGTTGCTTGGTTCAAGTGACTACTCAGCAAGATAAAAACGTAGCTGAAGCCTTACAATTTGTTCCTGCTGTTAACTTTGATAAGAAAACTAGGCAATTTAAAAAATTGTTTTGAGACTAAAACTGGTTGTTTTTTAACCAGCTTAGGCGCATAATAGTTTCACCCACAAAGGACTGACAGGAAGCCAGTTTTAACGGGTGAAACATAAGGAACATGATTATGGATAATTTAGACACTTCAGATGTGCTCTTAAACCGTGGATTAAACGGTTACTATGGAATGGGTGGCCAGCGCGGATACAACGGCAACTTCACGTATGATGGCTCAGTTGCAAATGCAAAACTTGATGCCAATCGAGAGATTTTGACACTAGGGCATGTAGGACTTTCTCAGCAAATCTCAGACAACGCAGACAGAAATCGTGATATCTCACGTACACAACAGTCAGATGGACATTTTACCGGAATTCTAGGAAAAATTGATGACCAGACTCGTTTTTTCACTTCAGAAATAAACTTAATTGTTAGAGAGCAAGCGGCTAACGCAAGAGCAGCAGCAGAGTGTTGTTGTGAAACAAAACTCTTGTTAGCTGAGAACCAAGCTAAGACGGACGCAGGACTTGCTAGTATCTTGGCCAATCAAAATTGTGACCAACGTGTAGAGCAAGCAATGGCGAATGCAGCGCAAAATGCCAAGCTTGATTCTATTCTAGCAAGCAACGGTCACGGGGGAGGTCGGGGAAACTAACGGGGCAGGTTGAAACTACACCTGCTAAGTCAAGGAAGAGTCCGAAAAAACAGGGAGGTTTTTTGCAGTTTTAAAGGACATGGAAGGGGTAGGGATACCCCTCACTTTAAGGAGAAATTTATGTTACCAATGATAGAGGAATTACTAACAGGTATTACTTCAGGTGATGCTAGATTTGTTATGGAGGACCATGAACATATTTGTGATACTAAAACTAATTTACGTTATCACTTATATGATATGGCAAGTGAAGAACCCATGCATATTAGTCATCCTGATTATCCTATGCCTATCGCAATAGCTAGAGATTTTAGTACACTCGAAATGCAAAAATTTGATGAAGTGAAACGTAAGTTAGAATCTTTAGTTACTCAGGCCGCTAGGAGTAAATTACAAGAATTATACGTAGCCACTTAAATTATTATTTGTAAGTAAAGGATGACCCTTATATACTAAGTTGAAATTTTGGCTTAACTACATAAGGGTTTTTTAATGGCTGATGAGAAGATAACTATAGAGCAGTTCAGGGGTGCACTACCTACTTACTGCAGAGAAAACTTAAAACCGGAAATGGTAGATAACATAAATGCAGCTATTTCTAATCCAATACTAAGAGAAAATTATAGGGAGAATTTAATAAGCTACACTCATGTGTTAAATGAGGGTAAGTTTAAAATGACTAGCTACATTGATGCAGTTAAGTACGTTAGCTGTAAGTTGATGGGAGCTACGAATACACAAGCCTATATCAAGACCTTCCCTGATAGATACCAACGATTCCTAGATAGAAATGTTAATCCAGATGACATAGCTAGTTATGTTTCTGCCTACAATAAGAATAAGCTGGTTAATCTAATACTAGAGCAGACTCTAGTTCCTACTTACGTACTCAATGCTGATATGTACCAGAAAGCCTTAAATACCCAGGTAGAACTAATGACTACCGCCAATAGTGAAAAAGTACGTACTGATGCAGCAAATAGCATTCTTACTCACCTGAAACGCCCTGAAGCTAAGAAAGTAGAGATTGATATCGGTGTTAAGCATGATAGTGCTATTGACGATTTAAGGGACGCAGTTAAAGATTTGGCTCAAGCACAGAAAGAATCTATTATTTCTGGTGGCTCAACAGTAGAGCAAATTGCCCATAGTAATATCAGACCTAAAGTAATTGAGGGTGAGGTAATTAATTAAAATGGAATATACCAAGGTAGCAAAAACAGTAGAAAAGTACGTAAATGAAATACGCTATGGTGATGAACATGGATATGTTCCAAGTGATTTTGCATTAGAGTTTATCAATTTCATAAAGCTAGTTAATGGGGATGAGGGTGAAGAACATAATTCACCTATTGTTCATTATAAGATGTTAGATTTGATTCCAGGGCCTAGACAGAATATAGCTAATATGTGTTCTCGTGGTTTAGCTAAGACCACATTACTAGGTGAATATTTATTTCTGTACATTGCCGTATATGGAAAAATACCCGGATTTGGTAAAGTAGATTTTGCATTGTATGTCTCAGATAGTATTGAGAATGGTGTTAAGAATATGCGTAAGAATCTTGAATACAGATGGGAGAATAGTGACTTTCTCCGTAAATATGTACCTAAGATTAAGTTTACTGATGTTAGATGGGAATTCAATAACATTGAGGGTAATGTATTCATTATAAGGGGTTATGGTGCTACCACTGGTGTTCGTGGAGCTAAAGAGATGGGTAAACGTCCAGTACTGGCTGTACTTGATGATTTGGTTTCAGATACAGATGCTAAGTCCCCTACAGTAATTCAAACAATTGAAGATACCATTTATAAAGCAGTTGATTACGCATTACATCCTAGACGTAATAAGATTATATGGTCCGGTACCCCATTTAATGCAAAAGACCCATTATATAAAGCAGTCGAGTCTGGGGCTTGGTATGTAAACGTTTATCCTATTTGTGAGAAGTTTCCTTGTACTCGAGAAGAATTCAGAGGCGCTTGGCCTGATAGATTCACTTATGACGATATATTAAGTAAATATAATAAAGCAATGAAAGCTGGGAAAATTAATACATTTAACCAAGAGCTTATGCTTAGAATCATGTCAGATGATGAACGCGCAGTAAAGGATGAAGAAATTCATTGGTACAGTAGAACGAGTCTTTTACGTAATAAAGGTAATTATAATTTTTACATTACTACCGATTTTGCTACATCAGAAGAAACAGCAAGTGATTACTCTGTTATCTCTGTATGGGCTTATGACCATGCAGGTAATTGGTATTGGGTAGATGGTATTTGTAAGAAACAACAAATGAATGCCAATATAGATGACTTATTTAAATTGGCTCAGAAGTATCAACCACAAGGGGTAGGGGTAGAAGTATCAGGACAACAAGGTGGGTTCATATCAATCATTCAGGACCAGATGATAGAACGTAACATATACTTTGTATTGTCAACTCAAGGCAATAATAATAAGCCAGGTATTCGCCCTAATACTAATAAGATGCAACGATTCAACGTAGTTCAACCTTGGTTTACTTTAGCAAAAATTAAGTTCCCTAAAGAATTAGAATTTGATAGTAGAATGATTGAATGTATGGAAGAATTACGTTTAATTACATATGGGGCTTTTAAAAGTAAATATGATGATTTCATTGATACTATAACAATGCTACCCTTAATCAATGCATGGAAACCTTCAAACGCTACAGAAATGCAGTATAATGACGGAAACAAGATGTGGGAAGATATAGATGATTACTCTACTGGTTCCCGCTTAAGCTCCTATACAGTCTAATTTAAAGGTACTGATATGAAACTACAAACGATATTTGACCAACTCGTTCATGGTGAGTTAGCTCACTTATTTATAGGTGGCAGTGAAACCGATAACATTATCATACCCGAGAATTATCCTAAAGTTGTTACCTATATCAACATGGCACTATTGGAATTATATAAGAGATTTCCTATCCATGTAGCACAAGTTGATGTTCAACAGTATGAAAGTATAGGCACTTACGTTATGGCTTACGATTATGCCATTAGTAACGCTACATCGACCCAACCAACTAAGTACATACAGGATAGTTTAACTAATCCCTTTAAGGATTCAGCCTTTCTTAAAATAGAAAATATATTTGACGAGAACGGTTGTGAGTTAATATTAAATAACTCAGTAGAGGCAAAATCATACTTTACCCCACATTATAATCAAATTCAGGTTCCTAACCCATCAGATGATGTAATGTTTAGTGTTATGTACAGGGCTTCTCATGCCTCCTTAGCTGCATCATCGGATATAGACCCTGAAGTTGTAGAAGTCTCATTACCCTTCTCTTTATTACTTCCTTTATGTTCATTCGTAGGTGCTAGGGCTTTTGCCGGCACTAGTACACTTAATGGGGTAGATGATTCACAGCGTATGATGCAACAGTATGAATTGGCTTGCGCTAGAATTACAGAATATGATTTACTTAATTATGATATTACACCTAACTATAAGGCGGTAAATAACGGATGGGCATAAAGCACTGCAAACCTAAGACCTCAACGGTCGGGGGTGTAGAGCAATATATCAATACCGCATATGACAACATTAAAAAGGTATCTGATAATTTAGAAGCTCTGCTTAATCTTAATTCTACGTTTAATAATTTACAGGGCATTTACTTGGGAGCATACGCAACTGCTCCTATAGAACGCCCGGACACTTCAGCTTTAATTAATGGAGACCATTACTTAAATACTGATGCTAATTTACTATATGTGTACATTGATGATTCTTGGATTTATCATTCTATTTTCTATACCCAGGATGCATTAAATGATGCTGTAGGGGATGGACCATTTAATGTTTGGATTGTGTATGCCGATGATAATAATGGTACAGGCGTATCATTAACCCATCATGGTAAAAAATTCATTGGTTTTGCTGCAGGTAATGTAGGAACGGTACCGGATACTTCAGATGCCTCAATATACAGATTTGTACGTTTTTATGGGGATACCGGTGAAGCAGGCGTTAGTCCTCAATTACATATCATGTATGCAAACTCTGCTGACGGCACTACAGACTTTAGTTCTACTACTGGCTCATACATTGGTGAACACGTTAGTACGGATACCACAGCCTCTACAGACCCTGCTGATTACAATTGGAATAAGATTACTGGTGAGAAGGGTGATGCAGGGATTAGTGTAACCGTTGTAGACAATGGAAATGGGACGTATACATTTACTGCATCCAATGGGAGTGTAGTAGTTAGTGATGGATTAACTCCAGAGAAAGATGTTGATTACTTTGATGGTAATTCAGGTGATTATGTTTCAATGGTTTACGGTCATGTGGATGCAAGTGACCCAGCTCCTACTATAGATGCAGGTACAGGTTCTTATGATGGAACCACTGAAGTTATGCCTACTGGTTCAACTACATGGGAAAAAGACCCTGTATTTATTGCTGGTAGGACTACTTATGTCGCAACTAATCGATATATGCACGCATACACTTCAGATACGTGGTCACTTAGATATAATGATTGGAGTGTTCCTGCTCCTTTTATTCAAAATCCCGAATCTCCTCCGCAAAGTCAAGTTAAAGGATTTACATTCAAACGTTCATCAGATACTAATTTTAGTGAAGTACCTACAGGTGGTACATTTGATAATCCAGACCCTACTACTATAGGCTGGGAAGATGGTATCCCTACAGGTACAGCCCCTATTTGGGTATCTACGGCTACTTTTACTTCAGATGGATTATCACCTCAAAATGTTGGAAATCCTGTTGTATGGGGAGAACCAAGGCTCTTATCTGAGAATGGTGAAGGAATAAGACTTAAGTTTGGACCTACTGAAACAGGACCATGGTCACTTACTCCAAGCATTAACGATGAATACATGATTACCAGTACTAGAGATTCTTCTGGTATATGGATTGATGACACAGCTAATCCCGTAAGGATTAAAGGCGAATCAGGTGTAGCACCTCAAGCTAAGTTAAGAGCATTTGCATTTAAACGTTCTGCAGACCCAGCATTCAGTGAAACACCTACCGGTGGTACATACACTAGTCCTAACCCTATAGATAATATTGTTACTGGTTGGTCAGATGGAATTCCAGCAGGCACAGATAGACTATATGTAAGTGTACGTACATTTACTGATGATGGACTACCTCCTCAGAATACTTCATGGAGCCTTAGCCAAGTATTTTCATATAATGGTACTGGCTTCCGTATATTATTCAGTGTTGACGGTATTAGCGATTGGCATGAAGAACCTACAGAGTTTGATGAATGGGCGCAACCACAGGTAAGTACTGATGGTGGCAATACTTGGATTAATTCTGGAATAGCATATAGATTCAAAGGGGAGAAAGGTGACCCAGGAGAAACAATACTACAGGTATCAATATTTCAGAGAGGGACTAGCTTACCAAGTAAACCACTAGATGGTAGTTTTAATTTTGATACTAGAACATTAACTCCTCCAGCCGGATGGGAGTCTACTGTTCCTGATGGTATTGATAATGTATATATTTGTGCTGCTTGGATTAATAATTCATTAGGGCAACAGTTAAATACTATTTTATGGGAAGACCCTGCATTACTTACTTCTCCGGGAGAAGCAGGAGCAGATGGGCCTAGGGGTAGTCGACATTTTTACGGTACGTCTGCAGCAGGTGTATGGTCAGATGTAGAAGCAGATACAGTTATAGCTAACGCTGGTGAAGTTAAAACAGGTTGGGATGTCGTAACTATGTCTAATCCTGCATTTGGTTTCTCAGAAAGTAGATATTGGAATCTAGATGAAGACCCAGATGAATGGACTAAAATTACTGAAGTTATTGATGGTAACTTGGTTGTATTTGGTACTATTGGTGCTGACCAAATAGCTGCTAATGGAATTAAAGCAGGTAATATTGATGCAGATGCTATAACAGGTCGACATCTTAATATTAATACTGATGGTACAGAATCAGGTAATATATCTGGAGTAAGTATGACTCTAGACCCTTACTCAGCTTCTCCGATGACCATTACAGACAATTCCACAGGCGATAACGTATTTTCTATACAGTTAGTTGATGGTCAGGCACTGGCTACTGTTAATGGGGTAGCAGGTAATGAATTTATTACTAATATTTCTGCATTAACTCAAGACGTCATTTATGCACTAAATCCTTACTACTTAGGGGCCGGCTCTAGCGATTCTGCCACCGTTCCTGCTACATTAAGTTCAGCACAAAGCTCAACTATTACCTTAACCAATGAAGAAGATGTAAATGTTAATATAGACTTTAATGTGAGCACTTCAGGGGATTACTTAGGTGTTAACCAGAATTGGACAGCTCCCTCATGGAGAGTTGAAGTTAAAAGAGGAGGTTCACTAGGTACCGTACTTTATAGTAAAGTACATACCGGTAATGTATGGAATACTCCAGAAGAT